TCCCAGAATCATAACCGGCACCTGGGAAGAGTGCGAATGTATCAAGATTTTTTACAACACATTTATCAGTGCCAAGCTGAGTTTGGTCAATATGATACAGGACTTTGCTCAACGCATTGGCAATATCGATGTGGACTGTGTGACTTCAGCTTTGTCAGCCAGCACACAACGCATCATGGGGCCCAAATACATGACCGCAGGCATGGGCGATGCTGGAGCATGTCATCCTCGTGATAACATAGCCCTGCGTTGGTTGGCTGAAGAATACGACATTGGCTATGATCTGTTTGATACTATCATGCAGGCACGCGAATGCCAGGCCCAAAACCTAGCAAATTTTTTGGTCATACAAGCACAAAAACACAATTTGCCTATAGTCATACACGGCAAGGCCTACAAGCCCGATGTGGCCTACTGCATTGGCAGTTACAGCACTTTGGTGGGATTTTATGTCGCTGAAACAGGGCATCGTTGTTACTACATTGATCCTCTGGCCGACGATACTGTGGACGTGTTGCACGATTTTGATCGGCCGGCTGTGGTCTTGATGGCACACAATCGTGCAGTCACATACAGCAATGTGACTGGCGAGCATAAAGATCATTTTTATTATGACATCCGACCTGGCAGCGTTATTGTGGATCCGTGGCGCTGTATCCCGGTTGACATGCCGGACTTCACTGTTGTACACTATGGAAATACCAGAAAACAATGAGTCCTATTCCAGAATACATTCATGTCACTGCCGACTCTGATGCACTGTTTTACATACGTGCAGAATGGCAGTTGTGTCGTGTAAAATGGCCGTGTCGTTGTGAGATTTCTAGACGTATGTTGTGGCCTGGTACTCAAGCCTATCGCGGACGGGCCATGTACACAGGTCCTGGAGAACCAGTGTTTGAAACACGCTGGCACGATTGTGCAGAACATATTGTATGGCAACTAAAGGAGTGACAAATGGGAATACTAGATAAATTTTTTAAAAAGAAAAAACCTGCGGAGGTCAAGACCGAAGCACCGCGGCCTAAAAAGAAATCAGAAAAAGAATTGGCCACCGAACGTGGCGAGCCTTATGTGACCATACTCAGCATGGAGATTGATCCAGAAAATCTCCAATCGGGCAGTTTTGAACTGGACTGGAACGAAAAGTTTGTGGCCAATTTGGTGCGTGCTGGATATCAAATGAATGCCAAAGACGCTGATGCTGACATCGTGGATCGTTGGTTTACTACTGTTTGCCGTAATGTGGTCATGGAGACCTATGAACAGTACGAAGCCATGAATCCCGAACGTGATCGAGTAATCAAGAGCCGCAACATTGGCGACGGTCGATCGGAAGTTTCATGATATTCAATCATATCAAACAATTGCATGCCGACGGCAAGAAGATTGGCATTGTATTCAGTACCTTTGACATGTTGCATGCTGGCCATATAGCCATGCTGAGTATAGCCAAGAATCACTGTGATTACTTGATTTGCGGCTTGCAAACAGATCCCACTATAGATCGCCCAGATACCAAAAATAAACCTGTACAAAGCATTGTGGAACGACAGATACAGCTGGCCGCTTGTCGTTATGTGGACGAAGTGGTGGTATATCAGACCGAACAGGACTTGATTGATCTGTTGCTGATCTTGCCGGTGGATGTGCGTATCCTGGGCGTAGAATACGAGCACAAAGATTTCACTGGTAAAAAAGAATGCGATCGGCGTAACATCGAAGTCATATTCAATGGTAGAGATCATTCATTCAGCTCATCGAGTCTGCGCAAACGTGTGGCACAGGCCGAAAGCGAACGTATGTTGAAGAACGGTCCACCGGAATCAGACCTGAAACTCGACGTTAAAACATTGAGCTGGTAGAATCCAAACGCCATGAACTTGTACATCAACGGCGACAGTCATACCGCGGCTGCCGAAGCTGTGGTACCGCATGCATTTGCCGAGGACGATCCAGATCTATTAGAGTTTGGGAGACAACCACACCCTGCAAATTTTGCAGTGAGCTGGGCACGACAATTAGGCACACTCATGGGAGCTAATAAACTACACTGTGATGCCGAAAGTGCCAGTTCCAATGCCCGCATTTTGCGTACCACACGCGAGTGGTTGAGCACAAACACTCCAGATCTCTTGATCATACAATGGAGCACCTGGGAACGCGAAGAATGGGAATACAATGGTATTACCTATCAAGTCAATGGCAGCGGCATTGACCATGTGCCGCCGGAAGCTGCTGAGCGATATCGTGATTATATAATTGGACTTGATTGGCTACAAAAAACCCAGCAAGCACACAATGATATTTGGCAGTTGCACTTGGAGCTAAAGCATATTCCGCATGTGTTTTTCAATGGCAACAACAACTTTAGTCGGGTGACCAATCACCAAAATTGGCATGCCAACTACATAGCACCTTATGATCCCAGCCAGACCTTTGACAGCATTTTACGGCAAAATGGACATGAACCCAGGCACAACAGCTGGCATTTTGGCAAGGATGCTCATAGCTTTTTTGCCCAATTTATGTTACAATACTGTATTGACCACCAATTCTTTTAAGGCCCAATATGAAGTATGTGCTGATTGACACAGCAAATTTGTTTTTCCGTGCCAGACATGGTGCATTCCGTGCGGCCGATACCTGGGAGAAAGTGGGCTTTGCTCTGCATGTGACCTTGATGGCTGCCAACAAGATGGCCCGGCGTTTTGAAGCTGATCATGTGGTGTTTGCCTTGGAAGGGCGCAGTTGGCGCAAGGATCATTATAAACCTTATAAGGCCAACCGTGCTGTGGCCAGACAAGCTCTAACAGAAGCCGAGCAAGAAGAAGATAAAATGTTCTGGGAAACCTATGATGCCCTGACTAAATACTTGAGTGAGAGGACCAACTGTAGTGTCGTACGGTGTCCAACCGCAGAAGGCGACGATATCATAGCTCGCTGGATTGCATTACATCCCCAAGACGAACATGTGGTAATTTCAAGCGACACTGACTTTGTACAATTGCTTGCATCTAATGTTAAACAATACAATGGTATTACAGACGAATTACACACTATAGAAGGAATCTTTGATGCCAAAGGTAAACCAGTTATCGACAAGAAAACAAAACAGCCTAAGACAATTCCTGACCCGCAATGGCTTCTCTTCGAGAAGTGTATGCGCGGTGATTCGAGTGATAATGTGTTCTCGGCATTCCCTGGCGTTCGGACGAAAGGTACCAAAAACAAAGTCGGCTTACAAGAAGCGTTTCTTGACAAGGATAAAAAAGGTTACAGTTGGAACAACCTTATGTTGCAAAGATGGACCGACCCAGACGCTGTTGAGCATCGTGTCCTAGACGACTACGAACGCAACAGAACATTGATTGATTTGACAGCGCAACCTGATGAAGTTAAAGAGACAGTTGATGTTGCCATCCGCGAACAGATCAGCCATAAAGATATAGGACAAGTGGGTGTGAGATTCATGCAGTTTTGCGGCAAGTATGAACTGAACAAGTGTTCGGAATCAGCAGAAAGTTTTGGGCGATGGATGAATCAAACATACAAAGGAGTACTCAATGACCATAGTAGCTAAACCAGTAATTGACAAACAGTTTTGGATCCTGCAAGAGGACAATCGCAAGATTGGAAATGTGGAGGCCTGCCAGGATGGCTACCAGGTACGTATCAACAATCAGGTGGCACAGTTCAAAACTATCAGGATGTTGCAACAACGAGTCAACATCAAATTTGAACACATACCCAAAACTTCCAAGCCTCAAATTGGCCATGAAGTTCATGGATACCCCACTGCTGGCCGGGCCCACAACGGAATCTGGAATGTGCCCAGCAAATTGCCTTTGTTTACCAAAACTGTCAAGAGCAAGAGTTGGTATGCCGCAGGTTGGTATGCTGTGAAACAAGGACGTCATTGGGAAACTGTGCAAGATCCCAAACTCATAGTGTTGCAACGCTATCCGTATCATGGACCATTTTTAACCAAGGAGACTGCTGATGAGCATACACCTACAAAAGTTTGTTGATCGAGTGCGTGGATTTGAAGCCCGCGGTGCCCGAGAGTTTACCATGAGCATACAAGATGCCAAGGATCTTCACGCAGATATTACCCGTATGCTGATAGATCTGCAGACCTTGCGTGAAAATGCAGCAGCGCAGGCACAAGAACCCGAAGTAGTCACTGTGCAAATGGACGGCGGCGCATTCTAAATATACATATATTTTTGCATAAATAAATGTATGAGTCGTCCCAAGCCACAAGTGCTAGTTGAACTAGCCAACAAATCAACTTACAAGACTGAACAGGTGCTGGCCAGTGAAGGCATCTGGGCAGTGTTCTACAATGGCGAGCCCATCAATCTCAAAACCAGCAATCTACTGGTGCAATATCCTGGCCCCAAATACAAGAAAGTTTCATTCTCAAATCCAGGCCATGCCAAGAATCTGGCCCGCAAACTCAACACACAATTCCGCACTGACAAATTCACCGTGGTGCTGTTAACGTCGGGCGACCAGATTTATCCTTGATGTGCGTGACAAACAAAAACTCACTGAAGAACTAGTACAGCTCTTGCCCGACGAGCAACGCATCGGAGCAACATCGGCCATGAGTGCCTGGTGGTTCAATTTGAGAAAAAACGGTGGCATGAGATTGACCAGCACAGGGTTTGATACCTTTGTAAAAAAACTTGAACTGGAACACTACAGTTATCCCATCGACAACCCCATGCTGTTCAATCATGAAACCATACTGGATCTGGACAGAAAAATGCAGATGCCCTACTACATACATGCCACCAAAGGTGTTCCAAAGCAAATCGTATTTTTTGGCAGCAAGGAAGCTGTGATGGTAAACCTGTATGGAAATCTGCAACAGTTTCTTGACAACTATCGGCCTTGATGTTATACTTTTTATACAGGGCCGTTAGCATATCGGTAGATGCCGGCGACTCATAATCGTCAGAAGAAAGTTCAACTCTTTCACGGCCCACCAACTAAATATCTACACCATGGAACAACAAAAAAAGACACCAGTAGAAAGTTATTACTACTCAGAAGATGAGTGGGCAAGGTTAGGATGTGGTCCGTTGCCAGAAGAGCGTGATCGTAATAAAATAATCGATGCCCACGCAAAAGGTAATCCACAGATTGACGGCAAGATAGTAAAAGGGTATAATTGATCATGTTGATCGTGTGTTCAATAATTGCAGTGGCCCTGTTGCTGTACGCCATGATCGAGTTGAAGGCCTGGAGGGACAACGAATGAATCAAGACTACAGTTTTGCCATTGGTGTAGTTGTGGTAGCCATTGCGTTCTTATTGTTTTTATAGTTTCCACGTTCTCTAAACGTGGTGGTGGGTCGGATCTGGTTGACACATAAATAGGTGTGTCGTATAATAACGATATTGTTGTAATTCCTTCGTAGCAAAGGCATTGTGGACGGGAGTTCGATTCTCCCCGGGTCCACCATAAGAGGTCTGATGAGTATACGTTGTCCTTACTTAAACAACGACGAACTTTGTAGCATATACGAAACTCGTCCTAGTTGCTGTAGGAACTTTCCTAATAGAACTTCAGGAATGTTTTGTTCAGAAACTAAATGTGTTTATGATGCACTTGGTAATTTAGATTGTGCTAACTGTAAGGACAAATGTTGTAGTCATTTAGAAATGGAAGTGTTTAATATTAAACTATTAGATATTTCTTGTTCGACTTGTAAGGAAACTTACTGTTCGAAATAGACTTTTTATGATGGGCCCGACCGGTTTCGACATGGTGAGATAGCGAAAGAGGCAACACAGTAGGCGATGACTGTAAATCAAGCAAACTAAGATAACTGCTAACGATAGCGTTTATTCTTTGGCTGCCTAGGCAACCTTGGGTAACTATACCTCGAAACAGAAAATAGTCTAAAAAGCCTGAGAAATCAGGCTTTTTTGTTGGTCACTCAGTGAGAACCACTAAATAACTTGTTGGACGGTCGTCCAGCATTCTCTTATAAGGAAAATCTCAAGCATGAAAAAACTATTATTAGCATTGGCCTTGTCCGCTGGCTTTGCGGCCTCGGCTCAAGCCGAACTCACTGGCAATTTAGGTTTGACCAGCGATTACCGTTTCCGCGGTGTTAGCCAAACACAAAATGCTCCCGCAGTTCAGGGCGGCATCGACTATGCACACAAGAGTGGCTTCTATGTTGGTAACTGGAACAGCTCGGTCTCTAGCCAAGTCTACACTTCAGGTGCCGGCTTAGAAAGCGACTTGTATGCTGGTTACAAGAAAGAAATCTTCAAGGGCATCAGCGTTGACGTTGGTAGCTACAACTATTTCTATCCACGTGCAACCACAACAGCACGAACTGGTAGTAACTTTGACACCTACGAAGGCTATGTCGGATTGGGTTACAAAGACATCATTGTTGCCAAGTACAGCAGAACCTTAGGCGATGGCTACTTCGGTACAGCCAATGCTCAAGGCACAACCTACATGCAAGCAGATGGCAAGTTGCCAGTTCCTGTGATCAAGAATCTGGCCGTTGTGGCACACTATGGTCGCACCAATGTGGCCAACAACACAGCATATGATTACAACGATATCAATGCTGGTTTTGTGTACAGCTTACCAAAGTCACTTGACTTGAGCGTGAAGTATTTTACCAATACTAGCACAGGCACAGCTTTTGAAACTGCCAACACTGTATCGGGTCAAAAGCTCTACAAGAACGCAGTGGTAGTTGGCTTGACAAAAACTTTTAACTAATCATTAAAAGTGATCCAAAAAAGCTCCTTCGGGGGCTTTTTTGTTGACCCGACTCGGTTGACCTGTAATAAATAATCATATATAATAATACTATGTTGAATCGCAAAGTGACCCATCTCTTACCACAACCCAATTTTGCAGGGAGTGTGGTTCTATGGACAATTTGTGAAGGCAAGGATTCAGGGCATTGAATAGTATAAAACACCATACGATATTCGAAACCCTGGAACTCGACACTCCGGGGTTTTTTATTAGGAGAAAACATGGAAAACATAAAACAAAACAAATTCTTTTTGGCACCCGAAGAGCGTGCGGCCTTGCTTGAAGCCAAGTACGAGCGAGCTCGGGCACAAGTTGAAGCGATGATAGCACAGATTGAAGCAGTAAAGAAAATAGTTGCCCAGACAGTAAAAGATTGATCTTCAAAGTGATTGCAGGCAACGAGGGCCTGTGTTACACTATAAACAAACACAAACGGGCGGCCCGGTGGATGGAATCCTTCTTGTAGGACCAAAAATACCGGCGATAGCCAAGCACATTCCACCGAGTGTGCTTGGCTATCTATCGCGGGTTAGAGAAATGGTATCTCGGGAGTCTCATAAGCTCCAGTTGGCGGTTCAACTCCGTCACCCGCAACCAAACAAATCAAGCCTGGGAACTTTTGTTCTATAAATATTTTTATGATAATAGTTAACAAGTTACCCAACAATTTGCAATGGTTGTGCCCGGTTGATGGACCAGTTCTTACACGCCTGGGCAATTTTATGGATGGTGGCTATGTTGTGCCACTGGATCTTATAAATCAATCTCAGGCCTTGATAAGCCTAGGGCTAGGAGATAACTGGAGTTTTGACCAGGACTGGCATGTAAAAAAACCTCAGGATCCCATACACATGTATGACGGTACAGTTATCAAAGATCAATTAAAAGTGGCCTACAATGTTGGTGTGCGTGGCCATATAGATTTGCAAACAGAATATGAAGGTTTTTTCCAAGGCCAAGTCCAGCACTTTGAGGAAAACGTAGGGCCTGGCCCGGGTCAAACCAGTTTGGCCACTTGCTTGGCACGCCAGGATGAAAAGAATGTTTTTATCAAAATGGACATCGAAGGCGGTGAATATGTGCTGATCAATGATCTGATCAACTATCGCGATCGTATCACAGGCATGGTCATGGAATTCCATTTTTGCAATGGCAATCGAACACAGTTTGAAACTGCTGTCAAGATGTTGCAAGCTCATTATTCAATTGTGCATTTGCACGCCAACAATCACGTGGACATTGGCCCCGAAGGCCTGACCGATTGCTTAGAGCTGACTTTTATGAACAATAACCTGTTGCAGGTCAATGACAAACCAAGATATAATTTTTATATAGATGGCCTTGATTTCAGCAACGTGGCTGGCGTAAACGATTATCGTTATTGTTTTTGATCTACAGTCTAGGGCAACAACTTACCGGTGAGGTGCCCGAGAGGCCCAAGGGAACAGTCTGCAAAACTGTAAAATCGTGGGTTCAAATCCCACCCTCACCTCCAGTCTATTCCGGGCAAGTGTTACGGTAGCACCGCAGCCTCCAAATCTGCTTGACGGGGTTCAATTCCCTGGCCCGGACCCAAACAATGCGAGGTTCGTAAAATGGTATTACCCTAGCCTTCCAAGCTAGAGTCGCGGGTTCGATTCCCGCACCTCGCTCCATATTTTTTTAGAAAGGAGGCACCTATGCCAGCAGTATTTCTTGTTAGCGACACTCACTTTGGTCACGCTGGTGTATGCCGCTTTACCCGTACGGATGGTGTGACCAAACTCAGACCGTGGACCGATCCAGATGAAATGGATGAGTTCATGGTAGCGGCCTGGAACGAGCGTGTTCGCCCCAACGATAAAGTATATCACCTGGGTGATGTTGTCATTAACCGTAAAGCCTTGGGCATCATGCGCAGGTTAAATGGTGACAAGGTCTTGATCCGCGGTAATCACGACATCTTCCGAGATGTTGAGTACCGTGAACACTTCCGTGAACTGCGTGCTTACCATGTGATGAATGGAATGATTTTGAGTCACATTCCTATCCATAGCGAAAGCCTGGGTCGTTTTGGCGTCAACATCCACGGTCACTTGCATGCCAATCGGGTGATGTTGCCAGGATTCAATGGCAAGATAACCGACATCGTTGATACTCGCTATCATTGTGTGTGCGTGGAACAAACCGACTTTGCTCCTATCCTGTTTGAAGATGTGATCCGACGGATTGAAGCAGAAGGTGGTGTAGTAGGATTTCAAAACGGTAATGGTACCACGCAAGTAACTTAGCAGTTAGACCCCGGTGGCGCAAATTTGGTAGACGCACTCTCCTCAGAAGGGAGCTGTTGAAGGTTCGAATCCTTCCCGGGGTACCATTGACACAGTGACATTTTTGCAGTATAATAGCATTTTACAAGGAGACATCATGAGTGTAAGAATCGAAAGTCGTAGTGGCCAAATTGATACCGAACGTTGCGTGGATCATGCTGGGGGTCGTTATGACCTGGTCATAGCCGCGGCACAACGTCTACGTGAGATGAAACGACGTGCCCGAGAAACCAATGGATTTGTCACAGCCATTGATGTGTTGCTGGAGGCACAAGCCGGACAGTTAAACATGATGGACTATTTGGCAAAGGTAAAATAAACATGGCAAAACGTCAATCAGCAGGTGAACTGAGTAGAACCATTGCTGGACAGTGGACCAAAACAGAAAAAAGGTCAGCGGCCAGTCGTAGTATCACAGAAGCCAACAAGAATGCCCATCGCATTGTCAAGGCATTCCGTCAACAACAACACATGCGCTAAAATGCTCCCGTCGTCTAGAGGCCTAGGACACGACCCTTTCACGGTCGGTACACCGGTTCGAATCCGGTCGGGAGCGCCAAGGAGATGACATGAAATTATGGGAAGCCACTATTAGAGCACCCGGACCTGGTGGTAGAGAATTTACCGCCAGGGTAGGTGCCGAAACTGCCGAAGAGGCTCGGCGACTGTTGCAACAACTACATGGGCCCAGATCCGTGCCTTATTTGCCTCGCATGATCCCCGGTTAATAAGTAAGAATTCAAACAAGGAGTAATACATGGCGTCAAACAAAACCGGACAAAAAAGTCGTAAAGCGGATCCTATGCGTACCAAGAATGGTAACCCACGCTTGGGACCACTAAATGTGTCACAGTTGGAAAAACTGTTGACCACGGCTCGTAAACGACATGTGTCCAAGATCACACGCAGGATCACAGAACTAAAAGGTCGTCCTGGCTATCGTGCGCCAGTGGTGGCAGAAGCTGTGGCATAATAAAGATCACGCCCTTTTAAGATATGGCCACAAAAAAATCTCAAGCAACACAGGCCAATCCCACTTGGGGCAAGACTCTTACTAAACACGAGTTGTTGGCCTTGCTGGATCGATTAGATCAAAAACGAAAGGATAGAGAAATGAGCAAAATGAGCGACACACTAAAAAAAGCCTTGCATAAAAAGCAAGGGACCAATCTGCCAGAACTTGTAGATGCTCCTACCGCAGAAAAAAAAGTCAACAAGGCCACGGCACCAGCACCCAGCAAGAAGCCTCCGACTAGATCAGCCGGACGAGGTCGTTGATCTTTATGTTTACAGACTTAAGAAATTTTTTTATTGAAAAATACGGATTGGTTGCCTGGTTAGAACAAGCCAAAAAACAATACCACAGCGCCGATCCTTTCCCTCACATTGTGATTGACGATTTTCTGCCCGTGGAAACGCTAGATGCAGTGCTGGAAGATTTTCCAGATCCAAAACAAAAAACTTGGCAATCATTTCAAACTGTTCACGAGAACAAGTTAGGCACAAAAAAAGAACATCTGTTGCCACAGACTGCTCGAAGTGTGTGTGCTGAATTAAATTCTGGGTATGTGTTAGATTGGTTGGAATATTTGACTGATGTAAAGGGACTTGTTGCCGACACTAGGCTGATCGGCGGTGGTCTACATCAAATCGATTCGGATGGCAGACTGGGGATCCATATTGATTTTAACATTGAACCCACTACTGGATTGGCAAGGAAACTCAACCTGTTGTTGTATCTAAACAAGCATTGGGATGATCAATGGGGCGGACATTTAGAGTTGTGGAATGCAGACAAAACTAAATGTGTCAAAAAAATTTCTCCGTTGTTTAATAGGTGTGTTATTTTTAACACCACTGGAAAATCATGGCACGGGCATCCGTACCCCCTGACTCCTCCAGAAGGTATAACAAGAAAAAGTTTAGCACTGTATTATTATGCCAATGACCCCACTGTCAAGCAACCGCATGACACTATTTTCCAAGAAAGAACCCATGTCTCTGAATAAAACTGTACTGATCACCGGCGGTGCTGGATTCATTGCCCATCACACAGTCAAACACATCCTAGAAACCACAGACTGGAGCATAGTGTGCCTGGATCGTTTGGATTTTTCAGGCAATCTCAATCGCCTGCATGAAGTGTTGGAACATGCCGCTACAGAAACCCGTGCTCGTGTCCGGATCGTGTATCATGATCTCAAGGCCGAAATCAACCCCATGATCGCCGAACGCATAGGCCCTGTTGACATTGTCCTGCACCTGGCTGCAGGATCGCATGTGGATCGTAGCATACAGTATCCCATGGAGTTTGTGATGGACAACGTGGTAGGCACTGTAAACCTCCTGAACTATGCTAGAACATTACCCAATCTCGAACGCTTTGTGTATTTCAGTACCGACGAAGTGTTTGGTCCTGCTCCAGCCGGAGTCAGTTATCAGGAACGTGATCGCTACAATGCCACCAATCCCTACAGTGCCAGCAAGGCCGCCGGCGAGGAAATGTGTGTGGCTTTTGAAAACACCTATGGTCTACCCATAGTGATCACACATACCATGAATGTGTTTGGCGAGCGCCAGCATCCAGAAAAATTCATACCTCTTTGCATACAACGCATACGTGATGGTGAAACTGTGACCATACATGCCAATCCCGAACGCACACAGGCCGGTAGCCGCCATTACATACATGCCGCTGACGTGGCCGAAGGACTGCTGTTTGTGG